TTGCGGAAGAATGTCGGGCTGGCCGGTGTCTTGCGCGCCGATGGGGCGTGGCTGACTGAGGCCCGTTTCAAGCAATATCCGCTGCTCTCGGAGCAATTCCAGCAAAAGTGTGAAGCGGTTTTGCGTCCGGAATTGCGTAAAACTATTCAATTTGAGCCGGCGATCTGGCTGGTCGTCGGCGGGCGGGGTTCGGGCAAGACAAGGCTCGGCGCCGAATGGGTGAATGCGCTCGTGCGCGGCCTGCCGCCCTTCGCCACGCGCCGGCATGGCCGCATCGCGCTGGTCGGCGAGACACTGGCCGACGCGCGCGAGGTGATGATCGAGGGCATTTCCGGCATCATCACGACGGCGCGGGGCGACAGGCCGCGCTACGAGGCGACGAGGCGACGGCTTTTATGGGAGAACGGCGCAGTGGCGCAGGTATTTTCCTCGGAGGATCCGGAAAGCCTGCGCGGCCCGCAATTCGAGGCGGCCTGGTGCGACGAACTCGCCAAATGGAAACATGCCGAACAATGTTTCGACATGCTGCAATTCGGCCTCAGGCTCGGCGAAAACCCGCGCCAGATCGTCACGACAACACCGAAGCCTGTGCCGCTTCTGCGCCGCCTGCTGGATGACTCCTCGGTGGTGGTGACGCATATGAGGACGGCGGAGAATGCCGGCAATCTCGCTCGGCCGTTTTTGGAGGCGATGGAGAAACGCTATGCCGGAACGCGGCTCGGCCGGCAGGAACTGGATGGCGAACTGATCGAGGAGCGGCCGGATGCGCTCTGGTCGCGCGCCATGCTGGAGAAGGCGGCCGCAATGCCGTACGGGCCATTGCAGCGCATCGTCGTCGCCGTCGATCCGCCGGCGAGCGCCAACCGTTCCTCGGACGCTTGCGGCATCGTCGCGGCGGGGCTCGATCGGGCCGGCAATGCGGTGGTTCTGGCGGATGCGAGCGTCAGGGCCGCCAAGCCGCGTGCCTGGGCTGCCGCCGCCGTCGCGCTCTACCACCGACTGGAGGCGGATTGCATCGTCGCCGAGGTGAACCAGGGCGGCGACATGGTGACGGCGGTGCTTTCCACCGTCGATCCGGCTGTGCCGGTCCGCGCCCGCCGCGCCCATCGCGGTAAATGGCTGCGCGCCGAACCGGTTGCCGCGCTTTACGAGCAAGGCAGGGTGGCGCACGCCGCCCGCTTCCCCGAATTGGAGGACGAGATGTGCGATTTCGGCCCGGACGGTCTCTCCAACGGCCGCTCGCCCGACCGGCTCGACGCGCTTGTCTGGGCTGTCGGCGAATTGCTGCTCGGCGGCGGGGGTGAGCCGAGGGTGAGGGGAATTGAATAGGCGGCAGTCGGCATAAGAACGGCAGTCGGCAATAGGCAGATCGGCAGTCGGAAGAAAGGCGGCAGAAAATATGCGGCTCTCGATGCCAAGCTGAATTTTTGGTTCTGACTTTGCCGACTGCCGACTGCCGACCGCCAACCTGCCGACTGCCGTCCGTTCACAGGAGAACACCAAACAATGTCACTCATCTGGCCCTGGGCGAAGCGTCCGGGAGGAAAGGCCGCGCCTGAAGGAAAGGGCGGCGGCTATGGCTTCGTGACGCTGCATGTCGAGGGCGAGGCGCATTGGACGCGCCGCGACTATTCGGCGCTCGCCCGTGAGGGCTTCATGCGCAACGCGGTCGTCCATCGCTCGGTGCGCCTCGTCGCCGAAACGGCTTCCGCCGTGCCTTGGCTGCTCTATCAAGGCGCGAGCGAACTGACCGCACATCCGCTGCTCGATCTCCTCGCACGGCCGAACCACCGGCAGGCCGGCGCGAGTTTCATGGAGGCGCTCTACGGCTATCTCATCCTGTCGGGCAGCGCCTATCTCGAACGGGTCGATGCCGGGGCGCTGGCGGAGCTTCATCTTCTGCGGCCCGATCGCGTGGCGGTGCTGACCGACGCGGCCGGCTGGCCGATCGCGCTGAAATACAGCCAGACGGCGGTGAGCCGCACCGTGCCGCTCTTCAACGGGTCGGAAGGCGAGGCTTTGCAGTTGTCGCTCTTCCATCCGCTTGACGACCATTACGGCTTCCCGCCGCTCGAAGCCGCCCTTGCCGCGCTCGATATCCAGAACGCGGCCGGCCGCTGGAACAAGGCGCTGCTCGACAATTCGGCGAGGCCCTCCGGCGCGCTGGTCTATGCGCCGAAGGAGGGCGGCAACCTGACCGACGAGCAATATGAGCGGCTGAAGACGGAACTGGAGGAGGGCTATTCCGGCGCCCGCCGCGCCGGCCGGCCGCTCCTGCTCGAAGGCGGGCTCGACTGGAAAGCGATGGGGCTGACGCCGAAGGACATGGATTTCGTCGAGGCCAAGAATTCCGCCGCGCGCGACATCGCGCTGGCGCTCGGCGTGCCGCCCATGCTGCTCGGCATTCCGGGCGACAACACCTATTCCAACTATCAGGAGGCGAACCGCGCCTTCTATCGCCACACGATCATCCCGCTCGTCTCGCGCATCGCCAAGGAACTTTCCGCCTGGTTCTCCGCGCTCTACGGCGAGGATTTGCGGCTCTGGTACGACGCCGACCAGGTCGCTGGCCTCTCGGGCGAGCAGGATGCGCTCTGGGCCCGTATCGGCGCCGCCGATTTCCTCACCGAGGACGAGAAACGCGAGGCCGTCGGCTACCCGCCGCTCGGCGGCCGGTGAGGCCGCTTCGGCATGAACGCAACTATCGGAACGAGCCTGGTAAGGCTGAACTACGCCGTCGCGGCCTGGTGCGTACTCGCCGCCGGCGATGATTTCCATCGCAGCCTCAAGGCAGGCTTCCGGCCGGACGAGCCGCGCGTGCCTGCCGGCAGTCCCGGTGGAGGACGGTGGACGGATGGGGGCGGCAGCGGAGCTTTTGCCGGGATCGGACATAACGTTGACCCTATTGTCACGGGAGGCACTCAAGATCACGATAAAAGGCATTACTCGGTCGATCTGAGAGCAGAGGAGGCACCGGCAGGCATTGGCCATGCAATCCGCGACCATGTCGGGAAGACTGATGCGGAACTGGTTGAAAGCCTGAAACGAAAGACATTTCGAGGGTGGTTATATGACTACGTGGACGGCCAAGAGGGCACCTTCGATTCCATCGAGAACGCCAATGACCTTACCAACCGTGTCCTGAGGATGAATAAGGGAACGGTGGATGAGGTCGCTTCCGGCAATGAAGACGAGGCGTATCTTGAAGAGCGTTTCGGATTTGCCACAGGCCGTGAGGCGAGAAGGTCAGAAGATCATCCAGACATCGCTTTTCGAAAGACGTACAGTGTGGGCGTTGTCATCAGACACGACATACGATCAAAGAGAGGATATTATGTCTTCACCTCCTTTCCCAGAAATAGAGGTAAAGATGACGGTCTATGAAAAGCGAGGTATAGCGATGGAGGCGGTCCTCGCGAAATTCTTCGCGAATTTCTTCCCGAAATTCTATGAACTCGTTTCATCCCACGATGATGCCGCGAGAATTGGTCTGAAGGGGTTGTCGGCGGATGAAAAGGCGCGTCTGGCGCCACTGCTGGACGATCTCATCGGTCCCCGCTACAGCGCAGATGATCTTGTCAGAGTGTGGCGACGCTCGCCAGCGGACGAGAACGTGCAACTCTCGAACGGCAATCAGATTCGTGAGCTCCTGCGGGCCGCTCGGGAACGGATTCGGCAACAGAAATAGTGCCTTGGAGGAGCGCGCGTTTGCGCTCGGCGCGCCGTCCAGGACGCCACCGCGATGTCTCCGCTCCTTGCCAAGTTCTGTCGGCAATTCTCTGCTCATTTTTATGAGTTTTACCACTCGTTGGATGAGGTTGCCGGGCTCGGCCTCAGGGGCCTGACCGCGGAGGAGCAGGAGGCGTTCGCGCCCATCCTCGACGAACTGACCAGTGAGCGCTACAGCGACAATGATCTCGTCGAATTGTGGAGAACTCTCCTGCCTGCGTCTGGCCCACGAACGGCCAGCAAATCCGCGAATTGTTCAAGCTCGCACGCAACAAGATCGTGTAGTCGCACGACAACACCTATTCCAATTATCAGGAGGCCAACCGCGCCTGGGCGCGGAGCGGTGATCCGGAAGATATCGAAATCTTCTTCTTGCTAAAGCTGTGAGACGGCTTCCCCAGCTTTAGATTCTACCTGAACGGAACCAAAAAATGTCCAGCATGTCCGGCGCCGCCTTTCTGTGGGCGGTGAAAGGGACCGGTGCGATCGCCGGCTCGGCGATCTCGCTCGTCTACATCCTGCCGAAAGGCCGGCGCGAGGCGGCGGCGCGTTTCGCCGTCGGGCTCGTCAGCGGCCTCGTCTTCGGCGGCACGGTCGGCCTCAAGATCGCGATCGAACTCGGCATTGAGGACAGGTTGGGCGCCGGCGAACTGGCGCTGATGGGCTCGGCGGCCGCCAGCCTGTCCGCCTGGTGGGCGCTTGGCTTCCTGATGCGGCTTTTGACGCGGCGGCGATCGGGCGAGAGCGCCTTGCGGGATATTGAAAGGATGACCGATGACCTCTGAAACAATGCCACGGCTCGATGAGCGCAAATTCATCGATCTGCGCCTGGACGAGGTCGCGCCGGATGGCACTTTCACCGGCTATGCGAGCCTGTTCGGGGTTGTCGATCTGGCGAAGGATGCGGTCGAGCGCGGCGCGTTCGCCAGATCGCTCAAGGCGCGCGGTGCGGCCGGCATCCGCATGCTCTACCAGCACGACCCGAACGAGCCGATCGGCACCTGGACCGAGATTTCCGAGGACGGCAAGGGCCTCTTCGTGCGCGGAAAGCTGGCGGCCGGGGTGAAGCGCGCCCGCGAGGTGCTCGACCTGATGCGCCACGGCGCGCTCGACGGGCTTTCCATCGGCTTTCGCGCCAGCCGCGCCCGCAGCGATCCGCGTACCGGCATCCGCCACATCCTGGAAGCGGATCTGTGGGAAATCTCCATCGTCACCTTCCCCATGCTGCCCGGCGCGCGCGTCGAACGTGTCAAAACGTGGCGTCCGGGCAACGACGGTGAGCGCCTAGCACAATTGAAGCTTGCCGGCGCGATCCGCCGTGCCACCAGAATGATCAACGCCCACAAAACAATCAACGAAAGGAAAAGGTGAAATGACGACAAGCGAACTATCCGGCATGCCGGAAACGAAGTCCGCGGGCACCGTGGCCGAAATCACGGGCGCCTTTGGCGAACTCATGACCTCCTTCGAGGCCTTCAAGAGCGCCAATGAGGAACGGCTCTCCGAGATCGAAGGGCGGCTCGGACCGGATGTGGTGACGACCGAGAAGGTCGACCGTATCTCTCGCGCCCTCGACGAGCAGAAGCGGGCGCTGGACGGGTTAATGGTCCGGAAAGCGCGGCCGGCGCTCGGCCGCGATCGCGGCTTGCAGCCGCTGCCCAGCGAGCACAAGCAGGCCTTCGACGCCTATGTTCGGTCGGGCGACGACCGGCTCCTGCGTTCACTCGACACCAAGGCGATGTCCTACGGCTCCGGCCAGGACGGCGGCTATCTGGTGCCGGACGAGACGGAAGCCGAAATCGGCGAGCGGCTTGCCGCGATCTCGCCGATCCGCTCGATCGCGTCGGTCATAAAAGTGTCCGGCGCGGTGCTGAAGAAGCCCTTCGCCATTTCCGGGCCGGCGGTCGGCTGGGTGGCGGAGACGGCGGCGCGGCCGCAGACCAACAGCCCGACCCTGGACGAGCTTCAGTTCCCCACGGCCGAGCTTTATGCCATGCCGGCGGCGACCGCGGCGCTTCTGGAGGACAGCATCGTCAATATCGACCAGTGGATCGGGACGGAAGTCGAGACGGCCTTTGCCGAGCAGGAGGGTGCCGCCTTCGTTTCGGGTGATGGGACGAGCAAGCCGAAGGGTTTCCTGTCTTACACCACGATAGCCGAGGCGGATTGGGCGTGGGGCAAGATCGGCTATACCGCGACTGGCGTTTCGGGCGCCTGGCCGGCGAGCAATCCCTCCGACATCCTGATCGATACGGTCTATGCGTTGAAGGCCGGCTATCGCCAGAATGCCTCCTGGGTGATGAACCGCAAGACGCAGGGCGCCATCCGCAAGATGAAGGATGCCGATGGCAACTATCTTTGGCAGCCGCCGGCCGCGCCTGGCAGCCGCGCCATGCTGATGGGCTTCCCGGTCGTCGAGGCGGAGGACATGCCCGATATCGCCGCCGACGCCACGCCGCTCGCCTTCGGCGATTTCCAGCGCGGCTATCTGGTGGTGGACCGGAGCGGCGTGAGGGTGCTGCGCGATCCCTATTCCGCCAAGCCCTATGTGCTCTTCTACACCACCAAACGCGTCGGAGGCGGGGTGCAGGATTTCGACGCGATCAAGCTCCTGAAATTCGGCGTGAGCTGAGAACTTTCGCGGTTTCTTCAGGCGGATGGTACACCTCTTCCACCCGCTGGTTCGTCGAATGCGGCCCCGGTTCTCCTCCCGCCGGGGCCGTTTTCTTTTCAATCGCTTATAGGTTTTTCATGACTCTCTTTCGCACCGTCGCGCCGGCTGTCGAGCCGGTCAGCCTGGACGAAGCCAAGACCCATCTGCGCATAAGCCATGACAGCGAGGACGATCTGATCGCCGGCCTCATCCGCGCCGCGCGCGATGAGGTCGAGGCGCAAACCGGCCTGGCGCTGATCACCCAAAGCTGGCGACTGACGCGGGATTGCTGGCCGCGCGGCGGCCGCATCGCGCTGTTCCGCAATCCGGTCAGCCAGATCCTGTCCGTCACGACCTATGACGACAGCGGCGCTGCGTCTGTCATCGATCCATCGACTTATCAGGTCGACACGGATGCCCGTCCCGCCCGGCTCCTTCTCGGAACCTCGCCCGGCGCGCTGCGGGTCATGAACGGGCTGGAGGTCGATTTCACCGCTGGCTACGGCGATACGGCCGACGCCGTTCCCGACAGGCTGAAGCGGGCGATCCTGCTGCTCGTCGCGCACTGGTATGAGTTCCGGGCAGACTATGGCGTCGCCGACCAACCGGTTTCCATACCGGCCGATTTCGAGCGGCTGGTGGCAGGCTACAGGTTGGCGAGGCTCTGATGCGGGCGCTCACGATTAATCCGGGCGAACTGCGCCACGAACTGGTGCTGGAAAGCGCCACTGTCGCGCCGGACGGATATGGCGGCACAACGCGGAGTTGGGGCGCCGTGGCGACGCTTTTTGCCCGCATGGAGCTGTTGGCGGTAAGGCGAACAGTGAACACGGGGCAGACCGTCCGAACCGTCACTCATCGCATGACTGTCAGGCAGGATGCCTCCATCGAAAGTGGGATGCGCTTCCGCAAGGGAGATCGCCTCTTCGACATACTGACCGTCTATGATCCCGATGAGACCGGACGCTATCTCCTTTGTGAAACCAGCGAGGCCGGACAATGAACTTCACGCTTCGCCTGACGCTTGACGGTCTGGTCGGCGCACTTCGCATGAAAGCGCATTCGCTTGGAGATGACTTCGAAACCAGGCGTCGTCCAAAACCGCCCCAATCACCGGAAACGGAACCGAAGCCCGGCAGGAAAGCGCAGCCGCAGACGAAGGGAGAGTCCAATGGCCTCGCCCGCGGCTGAGCTTCAAAAGGCGATTTTTACCGCGTTGGGCAACGACACGGCCTTGGTCGCGGCGCTTGGTGGCCCAAAGATATACGATGATGCGCCGCCGCATGTCGCCTTCCCCTATATCACCTTCGGTCTCACCAGCGTTTATGATTGGTCGACCAGCACGGAAAGCGGCGTCGAGCAGCTTTTCACACTGCATGTCTGGTCGAAAGCGCATGGCAAGGCGGAGGCGCTGGCGATCATGGAGGCGGCGCGCGCGGTGCTCGACGATGCCTCGTTGACGCTCGACGGCCATCATCTCGTCAGCCTGCGCTTCGATTTCGCGGAAGTGCGGTTCGACGACGATCTGATCGTCTATCACGGTCTGCTGCGCTTCCGGGCGCTGACGGAAGCGGATTGATTTTTCGGCAATCGGCAATGGGCAGTTGGCAATCGGAATGCTTTTCCCGATTCACATTGCCGATCCGCCGACTGCCTCAAACAGGGAGACCTTGAATGGTCGCACAGAAAGGAAAGGATCTTCTCCTTAAGCTTGATGGAGACGGATCCGGCAATTTCATCACCGTCGCCGGGCTGCGGACCAAGCGGCTGTCCTTCAATAGCGCGACGGTGGACATCACCGATGCGGATTCCGCCGGGCGCTGGCGCGAGCTTCTGGCCGGCAGCAGCGTGCAGCGCGCCTCCGTCAGCGGATCGGGTATCTTCAAGGATGCCCCGTCGGATGCCGCTATTCGCGCGCAATTCTTCGATGCCAGCATTTCCCCCTGGCAGCTTATTCTGCCCGATTTCGGCACGATTGCGGGGCCGTTTCAGATAACGGCGCTGGAATATTCCGGGAATCATGATGGCGAAGTAACGTTCGACATCGCGCTGGAATCAGCCGGCGCCGTCAGCTTCACGGCCGCGCCATGAGCGTGAACAGGCGACGCGGCGAAATTGCCGCCATCCTCGACGGAAAGGAATACCGGCTCTGCCTGACGCTCGGCGCGCTGGCGGAATTGGAGGCTGCCTTCGAGGCCGGCGATCTCGGCGCCTTAGTCGAGCGATTTTCGACCGGCAGGCTGTCTGCTTCCGATCTGGTCAAACTGATCGGCGCCGGGTTGCGCGGAGGCGGCGCCGCGGTCGCGGATGAGGATGTCCGCGCCATGCGCTGCGACGACGGCGCGGCAGGTTATGCGAGGATCGTCTCCGAACTTCTGGCCGTGACCTTCGGCGCATCTGAGGGCGGGTTGCCCGCAAACCCCTAGCCGCCGCGGCAGCCGGAACGAACCCGTTTCCCTGGGCCGACGTGATGCATGTCGGCCTCGGCCTGCTGCGGCTTTCACCACATGATTTCTGGGCGATGACGCCGCGCGAGTTCCTGGCCGCAACTGGCCTCGACCGCGCCGGGGGCGGCGTGTTGCAGCGGGCGGACCTCATCGGCCTCATGGCTCGCTTCCCCGACAAAAAAGAGGAGACGACATGGCGGAAGACATGACCGTCAGGATCAGCGCGGACACCAGCCCGCTCGAAGACGCGCTGAAGAATTTGCAGGGCCTCTCAAAAGATTTCGGCACATCCCTCACCAGCGCGCTGCGAGGCGCCGCCGTCAGCGGCAAGGATCTCAACGCCGTATTACGCGAGATCGCGCTCAGCCTTTCAGGTACGGCGCTGACACAGGGACTGAAGCCGCTGGAGAATCTCGCGTCATCGTTCTTCTCCAGTCTTTTTGGCGGATCAGGCGTGCTGCCTTTCGCCAAGGGAGGAGTCGTACCGTTCGCCTCTGGAGGCGTGGTCTCTTCGCCAACCTATTTTCCGATGAGCAGCGGTCTGGGGCTTGCCGGTGAAGCCGGTTCCGAAGCGATCCTGCCGCTGCGCCGCGGTTCGGATGGAAGCCTGGGCGTCGCCTCCTCCGGCAGCAGGGGTGGGGTCAATGTCGTTTTCAACGTTACGACCCAGGACGCATCTTCCTTCCGCAAATCGGAAAGCCAGGTGACGTCCATGCTCGCCCGCGCCGTTTCGCGCGGCTCAAGGAGCCTCTGAGATGACCGACAGCAACGGCTTCCACGACGTGCTCTTTCCGCTCGCCGTTTCCTTCGGCGCGACGGGCGGCCCCGACCGCAAGAACGAAATCATCCAGCTCACCTCCGGCCGTGAGAAGCGCAACGCCCGCTTCTCGCAATCGCGCCGCTGTTACGATGCCGGTTCGGGCGTAAGAAGCCTGGAGGACCTCTACGACGTGCTGGCTTTTTTCGAGGCGCGGCGCGGCTCGCTTTACGCCTTCCGCTTCCGCGATCCTTTCGACATGAAATCCTGCCGTCCTTCCGCGACGCCGTCCCCACTCGACCAGACGCTCGGAACAGGCGATGGCCGGGCGGCAAGCTTTCCGTTGGTAAAGAACTATGGCGGTCCGCCCGATGCCTATGCCCGGCTGATACGCAAACCCGCAGCCGGAACGCTTCTCGTGGCAGTGGCAGGGACGGAGCGATCGAGCCCTGCGGATTTCACTTTCGACGACGACACGGGATCGGTCGTTTTCGCCGCTTCAGCCATTCCAGCGGCGGGTGCGGCGGTGACGGCAGGCTACGTCTTCGACGTACCGGTCCGCTTCGATGCCGAAAGGATCGAGATCAGCCTGACCGCCTTCAAGGCCGGCCAGATCCCGTCGATCCCGCTTGTGGAGGTACAGCTTTGAGCCTTTATCCGCCAAGCCTCGCCGGCCATCTCGCTGGAACCGCGACGACGGTTTGTCAGTGCTGGAAGTTGACGCGAACGGATGGAATTGTGCTCGGCTTTACCGATCACGATCTGACCCTCGAAATCGACGGCGTTTCCTTCGAACCGCAGACGGGCTTTACAGCAAGCGAGGCGCGTTCTTCGCTTGGGCTTGCCGTCGATACGGTCGATATCGAAGGAGCGCTTTCCTCAGCCGCCATCACCGAAGAAGACATCGAGGCCGGACGCTATGACGGGGCAACCGTCGAGACGATGCTGGTCAATTGGCAAATCCCAGCCGATTTCGCCGTCATTCGCAAGGCCGTCGTCGGCAAGATCACTCGAAGCGACGGCAAGCTGATCGTGGAACTGGAGAGTTTTTCCCAAAGCCTCGATCAGCCGAACGGCCGCTACGCCCGCCGTAGTTGCGATGCGGAGCTTGGCGACGCGCGCTGCGGCTTTGATCTGACCAAGCCCGGGTTTTCCGGCGATGGCGCGGTCGTTTCGCTGGAGACCGCGGATACGCTCGTGGTCTCCGGCCTCGACGACTTCGCCGCGCAATGGTTTTCGAGTGGCCTTCTCACCTGGACCTCCGGTTCCCTCAAAGGAACTACAAGCCGCATCATCGACCATCAGGTAAGGCAGGATGGCGTGGCGCTGAAATTCTGGTGGAACGGGCCTGTTCAGCCGGAGGCGGGCGACACGTTCCATATCGTCGCCGGCTGCGACAAATCCTTCGAGACCTGCAAGGCGAAATTCGCAAATCCCCTCAACTTCCGCGGTTTTCCGCACCTGCCGGGCAATGACGCCGCCTATGGCTATGTCACCGACGGCGCGGATTTCGACGGAGAACCCCTGGTGCCATGATGACAGCCGTTGACGAAATGATGGCCGAGGCGGTCATTGAGGCCGCCATGGCGTGGCTCGGCACGCCGTATCGGCATCAGGGTTCATTGAAGGGCGTCGGCTGCGATTGCCTGGGACTGGTGCGTGGCGTCTGGCGCGAGCTTTATGGCGTCGAGCCGGAAGATCCCGGGCCTTACGCAGCCGACTGGGCGGAGGCAGGCGGCGAAGATAAGCTTCTCGAAGCCGCTCGCCGATATTGTTGCGAAAAGCCGGGAGACCGTCTCGCGGCGGGCGATCTCGTGATTTTCCGCTGGCGGCCGAATGCGCCGGCCAAACACGCCGGCATCATGGTCGCGCCCGACAGCTTCATTCACGCCTATCAAGGGCAGGCGGTGCTTGTCTCGGCGCTCGTACCGCATTGGCGCCGCCGCATAGCCGGCGTGTTCTCGTTTCCCTCATACTCGTCGAAGCTCGACCTCCGAGGCTGATTTTCCATGGCGACATTGCTTTTGCAGGCTGCCGGGTCGTTCCTCGGCGGCATTCTTGGCCCTGTCGGGGCGGCCATCGGCTCCGCCGCCGGCGCGACGGCCGGTTATCTAACTGACCGGGCTCTGATCGGCAGCACCCGCCACTATACGAGCGGAAAGCTGGCGGCCGCGGCAGCCTTCACAGCGGAAGATGGCGCGCCGATCCCCCGCGTCTATGGCGCGGTCCGCATCGGCGGCACGATGATCTGGGCGACGCGGTTCGAGGAGAGCCGGCGGACCGAGCGGCAGGGCTTCAAGGGCGGCGCGAGCGTCACCACCTATTCCTATTTCGCCAACGTCGCCTTCCTGCTCTGTGAAGGCGAGATAGCCGGGCTGCGCCGCATCTGGGCGGATGGGCGCGAACTCGACCAGACGCTTTACGAAATCCGCGCCTATAAGGGCACGGAGGGTCAGCAGCCCGATCCCCTGATCGAAGCCAAGCAGGGGGCGGGCAACGCGCCGGCCTATCGCGGCGCGGCCTATGTCGTTTTCGAGCATTTCCCGCTTGGTGATTACGGCAATCGCATCCCGCAATTCCAGTTCGAGGTGCTGAAGCCGGCCGGCGATCTCCACAAGCAGATGCGGGCTGTCGCGCTCATTCCTGGCGCGACCGAATACGGCCTGTCACCCGACCCGATCACCTATACGGCGCAGAAGGGCGCGAGCGAGGCGGTCAACCGTCATGTGCTGACCGCGCGGTCCGATCTTGTCGCCTCGCTCGATGAGTTGCAGGCGCTCTGCCCGAACCTCCAAAATATTGGCCTGGTGGTGGCCTGGTTCGGCGATGATCTAAGGGCAGGGCAGTGCGCCATCCGCCCGATGGTGACGCAGGCCGATCCTCACGGCTTCTCGCAAAATTGGAAGGTTTCCGGGATAGAGCGCCCAGACGCGCCGGTGATTTCCCAAGTCAACGGTTCGGCCGCCTATGGCGGCACGCCATCCGACAGGACGGTGATGGACGCAATCGCCGAGATAAAGGGAAGAGGCCTGAAGGTCATGCTCTATCCCTTCATCATGGTGGATGTGCCTTCCGGGAACAGCCTGCCCGATCCCTATGGAGGTGCGGCGCAGCCGGCCTATCCCTGGCGCGGCCGCATCACCTCAATGCCGGCGCCGGGCCTTTCGGGCACTTCGGACAAAACGGCGGCTGTGCGCGCCGAAATCGCCGCGTTCTGCGGCGATGCCGCCATTTCCGATTTCGCGACACAGGCGGACACGATTGCCTTTTCTGGGAATACAGCGGATTGGGGCTATCGGCGCCTGATCCTGCACTACGCCCATCTCGCGGTCGCTGCCGGCGGCGTGGACGCTTTCCTGCTCGGATCCGAAATGAGAGGCGTGACAACGCTTAGGGACGACGTCAACGCGTTCCCGTTCGTAGAGGCGCTCGCCACGCTTGCCGCCGATGTACGCTCGGTGCTGGGGGCTGCGACCAAAATCACCTATGGCGCCGACTGGAGCGAATATTTCGGCTACCGTCCTTCGGACGATTCGGGCGATGTTTTCTTCCATCTCGATCCCCTCTGGTCGCATGCGGCCATCGATGCCGTCGGCATTGACAGCTATATGCCGCTCGCCGACTGGCGCGACGCCGATTACGCCGGCGGCAATCCCGAGGGTTTTTCCGGCCCGCATGATCCCGACGGCCTCCGAGCGGCGATCGCTGGCGGGGAAGGCTATGACTGGTATTACGAAAGCGCGGAAGCGCGTTCCGCGAGGCGGCGAAGCGCGATCACGGACGGAGCGTTCGGTAAGCCCTGGGTGTTTCGCTATAAGGACATCCTGAGCTGGTGGAGCAACGCCCACCACAACCGGATTGCGGGCGTGGAAGCCGCCATGCCGACAGCCTGGACGCCGCAAGCAAAGCCGGTATGGTTCACGGAATTCGGCTGTCCCGCCGTCGACAAGGGGCCGAACCAGCCCAACGTTTTCCCCGATCCGAAATCGTCGGAGAGCGCTGTTCCCTATTTTTCGAGCGGCGGCCGTTCCGATCTTGCCCAACATCGCTTCCTGTCCGCTCATTACAGCTATTGGGATCCGGCGAGCGCCGCTTTCGATCCCGCGAAAAACCCTGTTTCCAGCGTCTATGGCGGCCGTATGATCGACGTGGAGCGGCTCTATGCCTGGGCATGGGACGCACGGCCATTCCCCGCCTTCCCGCTGCTTTCTGATATCTGGAGCGACGGCGCCGACTGGTCCGCGGGCCATTGGCTGAACGGCCGGCTTACTTCTCCAACCCTTGGCGATCTCGCCAATGCCGTACTCGGCGACCACGCCTTGCCTGCTGCCGAGGTGACGGGAGCGGACGGCACTATCGCCGGTTATGTCGTGTCTCATCCCGATACCGCGCGAGCGGCGCTCAATCCTCTTTGTGATCTTTTCGGTCTGGCCGCGTTCGAGCAAGCGGGTGATCTCGTCATCAGGAGCGAAGGCGCGCTGGCCACCGCCGGGATTGTCATCGACGAGATGGTGGCGGCGGAGGGCGACAAGCCGGCTGTTCAGAAGACGCGCGACCCCGATCACGCGCTTCCAGCAAGCGCAATGCTCCAGTTCCAGGATCTTTTGAACGATTACCAATCCGCCACCGCCCGAAGCCGCCACGGCGAAGCCTCAGGGGCGGCCGAGCAGACAATCGGCTTTGCCGGCGTGCTCGAGACGAGCCAGGCGGATGCGCTGGTCGCGGAGTGGCTGAGGCGCGATTGGCTCGGGCGTGAACTCGTGAAATTTGCGCTTCCCGCCGGCGGTGTTGATGCGCTGCCCGGGTCTGTCCTCAGACTGAGGGGCGCGGGGGGAGCGCAGGGTTATATCGTCACCGAGATCGACGAGGGACTGACGCGGCAAGTCACCGCGCGCCGCATCGAGCGGGTGGCGCCTTTCCCCTGGCGAGTCAGGCTGCCCGCCTATGCAGCGCTTTCACCGGCAGTCGCCGGCGAGCCGCTTGTCCATTTCCTCGACCTGCCGATGAACGCCGGCGGCGTCGCGCCGGAAAGCCGTTTCTGCGCCGCCGTGTGGTCGAAACCTTGGAAGTCCGGGTTGCTTTATGCCTCGCCCGAAGAGAGCGGCTTCGGCCTGCGTTCCACAGCATCGCTGCCGGCCACGATCGGCGAGCTCGCCGTCCCGCTCGACGGTGTTTTCGCGGGTCGGATCGATGGCAGCCGGATGCTGTCGGTCAGACTCTGCGGCGGTGAACTGCAAAGCGTCAGCCGTGTGCAGATGCTGAACGGCGCCAATGTCGCGACGGTTCTCGCGGCAAACGGCGCATGGGAAATCCTGCAGTTCCAGAATGCCGTCGAGACCGAACCATCCGTCTGGACGCTGTCGGGTCTGCTGCGCGGCCAACTCGGCACTGACGATGCGATGGTGGCAGGAGCCGGTGAAGGCGCGCCTTTCGTGCTGATCGACGACGCGATCTTCCCGGCGGGATTGCGATCTTCCGAAATAGGGCTTCTCCTGAATTGGCGCGTGGGGCCGGCGGGCTACGATTTCTCCAGTCCTGCTTTCGGCCTTTATAGCGAAGTGGGAGGGATTCGCGCGCCGACGCCGCTCTCTCCGGTCCATCTGCAAGCTGGGCAGCAGGCGGATGGAAGCATCACTGCCACCTGGATGCGCCGAGGGCGGGTGGATGCCGACAGCTGGCTCGGCGCGGACATCCCGCTTGGCGAGGAATATGAAGCCTACCAGGTCGATGTATCGGCGGCGGGTAATGTGGTGCGCAGCACGACGGTCTCCTCGCCCTCATGGGCATATGTCGCTTCCGAGCTCGCGGCGGATTTCCCCTCCCTACCGGAGGAGATCGAGATCACCGTCCGGCAGATCAGCGCATCGATTGGTCCTGGCCTGCCGGCAAGCTGCATCGTTGCTCTCGACTGACGTTTTTCAACAGCAAAAGGAGAAGAAATATGGATTCCACCAAGCCCTGGTACCTGTCCCGAACGCTTTGGGCGTCCTTTGTCACGGTCGCAACATCCGTCGCCGGACTGTTCGGCTTGTCCTTCGCAGGGGTGGACAATTCAACCCTGACCGATACGGTATTGCAGGTCATCACCGCCGGCTCCGGCGTCGCGGCGATCATCGGAAGGCTCGGAGCCGTTCATAAGTTGCAGTGA